ACACGACAATCTAAAACGATAATCTCGACAGTCTCGACAATCTAAAGAAAATAACCTTATATCAATAATTTATATAGAAAATCTGGGCAAAAAAAATGGGGCATATAGCCCCAAATTTATTTATATTTTTATTTATTATTTATCTTTTAATTTTAATATAACTCCTTTCCATTGATCTGGCGTTTCTCTTTCTTGATGTAATATAGCGATCACTTCTTTTGCTTTATGGCCATCATCACCCACAGCAATACAAACCGCATCAAATATTTCAGTTTCATTAAAAGTCATTTTGTGTATGCCTCCTTATTAAGTCCCTTAATCATTAAGTAACCCATAATAGTAACTTTCTTATTTAGTTTATAAGGGTGTTGGATAGTCCTTCCCCTGTTTCTTCCATTCTCCCACCCTTTAACAAGAGCAGTTATTTTATTTTTATTTAACATAATTTTTCTCCTTTCTTTTATGTCTAATATACCCATTAATTAAAATGGGTATTTCACGCATTTAGCGATCATCAGTTAGACTTTATAATATTGTTTTAAATCGTCCATATATCTTTTGTCCTCCTCATGCATATCTTCATATTCGTTCATAAGTTCCTCATAAGAACCCTCACGACCTTCGTATGGTGTTGAGTAATGCGAATATAGTTCACCTGTCTCATCATCTAACATACATGCTTGATAATCTGAATTAACTAAAAATACATATCCTGAGTAAGAATTAAAACCAACTCTTATTCCATCATCATAAAAATCATTAGGCAAACCTTTCCCAATAGCAGTTAAAAGTTTACCTGCCTCTTTTAGTTCTCTAAGACCAAACTTAGATAAATCTTCTGTATATCCGTATTCCATTATTACTCCTTATAAGTTATTTTGTATTGTGTTAGTTATAGAATTAATCATCTTTAATTCTTCTTTATTCTCTATTCGCCTGATTCCATCTTCTAAAGATTCTTCAGACATTAACTCCTGTTCAATGTTCATAGCCTCACAATCTAAATGATCTAGCAACCAAGTTACACGCCAAGACTCTAAAGTTATTGTTATCATATTAAATACTCCTTTTAAATTAATATAGTTTCATTATACAAATAATAAACTATTAATCAATCTTTTAATCTGTCCTTCTTCCCTTGTATTATCCAACTATGAGCAAACCAAATTTAAGGGTAATTAAAAACAATCTAACAATTAAGCAAGAGACCTTTTGCAATCTTATTGTTTCTGGAGAGATAGGCACACAGAAAGAAGCTTACTACAAGGCTTATGATGTTGAGCTAGATGAAAAAGGGAACATACCTCAATGGGTAGAGAAAGAGGCAACAGTATTGATGCAAAACCCCAAGATTACCCAAAGGCTAAATGAGTTAATAAAGGTTAAAGAGAATAGATTACTAGCCTCCACTACTAAGACAAAGGAATATGTTTTAAAGAAGTTATATGAGTTAGTAGAGACTGAAAACAACCCACAAGCAAAGATTAGAAGTTTGGAATTGCTAGGAAAGTCCGTTGCAATGTTCACAGATGTACAAGAGACCAAAGACACAAGAACAAAAGAACAAGTAGAACAAGATATAGAGAGCAAACTAAAAGAACTAGAACAAATGTTATAAAGACCACCCCCTTTTACATACGCCTCATCATATAAACAGACACCCCCCACCCCCCCTATATAATTTATAGTTACCTGTCATCATATATATACTGTGATCTGCACAAATAATTACTTAATTTTGCCAGGGGTACCCCCCTTTTTTTATTTTGATAGCGTTTTGATAGCAATATATATATAAATTTGTTAGAATTAACCTAGGGTCCCATACATAGGGGGTATATATTATGAAAAAAAGTGTTGACAATCATGTGAATAGGGGTCAATATGGTAGAATATTCATATTCCTATTGACTAAATATAGAAAATATCTAAAAACTAGGAAGTTCCTATCTAGGAATTACCTAGTAGAGAAAGGGATAGTTAGATATTTCCTAGTATAGGAAAGGAATTATGAAGACAGAACTTATATCCAAGATAAGAGCCCTGCCTCCAGAACACCAGGAGGAGTTCATAGACGACATCATAGCCTATGAGAGGGAAGTACGCAGAGACAAAGTAAAGAATAGCTACATGAGCTTTGTAAAGAGCCAATGGAGTGCCTTTATTGAGGGTCCCCACCATGAAATTATGGCTAAAGCCTTTGAACGAGTGGCGAATGGGGAGCTGAAACGTCTTATTATCAATATGCCACCTCGTCATACCAAGTCGGAGTTTGCATCTTACCTATTACCTGCATGGTTTCTAGGTAGATACCCAGAGAAGAAGATAATTCAGACAGCTCACACCGCAGAACTTGCAGTTGGCTTTGGTAGAAAGGTAAGAAACCTGGTGGATAGTGAAGATTTTAAAGAAGTATTTGACGATGTTAGTCTTAGATCGGACTCTAAGGCGGCTGGTCGTTGGAATACGAACAAGGGTGGCGAGTATTTCGCTATCGGTGTTGGTGGTGCTGTTACTGGTAAAGGTGCGGACCTTCTTATTATTGATGACCCCCATTCAGAACAAGAAGGAGCTAGTGCTGATCCAACAGTATTCAACAAGACGTTTGAATGGTACACCTCTGGTCCTCGTCAGCGTCTGCAACCTGGTGGTGCCATAGTCATTGTTATGACTAGATGGAACCAAAAGGATTTGACAGGACAAGTAGTAGATGCATCTATCAAACGTGGCGGTTCTGATGAGTGGGAAGTAATTGAACTTCCTGCCATCATGCCCTCTGGTAAACCTTTATGGGAAGCTTTCTGGAAGTTAGAAGAACTGGAAGCTTTGAAGTCTGAATTGCCTACAAGTAAATGGATGGCACAGTATCAACAGGACCCAACCTCAGAAGAAGGTGCTTTAGTTAAGCGTGAATGGTGGAATGTCTGGGAAAACAGACACCCCCCTGATTGTGAGTTTATGATTCAATCTTGGGATACAGCCTTTATGAAACATGAAAGAGCTGACTTTAGTGCTTGCACTACCTGGGGAGTATTCTACCAGGAGGGTGATGATGGATTATTGGCACCTAACCTGATATTACTAGATGCTTACCAAGAAAGATTAGAGTTTCCAGAATTAAAGCGTAAAGCTATGGAAATGTATCAAGAAAGAAAACCAGATGCTTTTATCATTGAGGCGAAAGCAGCAGGTATGCCACTTATATTTGAATTAAGAGCTATGGGTATTCCTGTACAAGAGTACACACCAAGCAGAGGAAACGATAAGATATCAAGAGTTAACGCAGTTTCAGACCTATTTGCATCAGGCGTAGTCTGGGCTCCCCAAACAAGATGGGCAGAAGAAGTAGTAGAGCAATTTGCTGGATTTCCTAATACGGAACATGACGATTTAGTTGATAGCAGTACGCAAGCTCTGTTAAGATTTAGACAAGGCGGATTTATTCCGATTTATTCTGATGAAGAAGATGAACCATTAGAGCATAATAGAACTGCTAATTATTACTAGGAGAAATTTTGGCTATAGACAGATTACAACCACAAACACCTATTGAGGGTTTGGTGGAACAAGAAGAACAAGGATTAGAGATAGAAATAGAAAATCCTGATTCTGTTAGCATTGAAACAGAAGATGGAGGTATGATTATTGACTTTGATCCACAAGGAGATAAGCAAGGTGCATACGCTGGTTTCTATGAAAACCTTGCAGAGTATATAGATGATGATGTCCTACAAAGCATAGGATCAGAACTATGCTCTGCTTTTGATGCCGATAAAGAATCTCGTAAAGAATGGGAAGAAAGCTATACCAAAGGACTAGATCAGCTAGGACTTAAAGTAGAAGAAAGAACTCAGCCATGGAACGGAGCTTGTGGTGTATTCCACCCAATGCTTTCAGAAGCAGTTATTAAGTTTCAATCCCAAGCTATCTCAGAGATATTCCCAGCCAAAGGACCAGTTAAGACTCAGATTGTTGGCAAGATAACAGAAGATAAGACCAAACAAGCTGAAAGAGTTAGAGATTATTTAAACTATCTACTAACTTATGAAATGAAAGAATACAGAACAGAGACAGAGAAACTCTTGTTTCACCTACCTCTAGCTGGTTCTGCATTTAGAAAAGTTTATTACGATCCTAATTTAGAAAGACCATGTGGACACTTTGTTCCAGCAGAAGATATGGTTGTAAACTATGGTGCTGCTGACCTAGAGACTTGCGAAAGAGCAACTCATGTTATGAAGAAAAGCAACAATGATCTTCGTAAGATGCAAGTTAGTGGCTACTACAGAAATGTAGACGTACCAGATTCAAAGCCATCTGCAAGTGATATTGTAGAAAAATACAATAAAATGACTGGCGAACAAGATAGCTATGCTTATGATAACAGGCACACTATCTTAGAAATGCAGGTAAACCTTGATCTCGAAGGATTCGAAGATGAGGTTGACGGAGAACAAACAGGGATAGCATTACCTTACATAGTAACTATTGATTATCCCACAGGTATCATTCTTAGCATTAGAAGAAACTATTTAGAGAATGATGAAAAAAAAGAAAAGCGAAATCACTTTGTTCACTACCAATATTTACCAGGAATAGGTTTCTATGGTTTTGGACTAATACATTTAATAGGAGGCTTGAGCAAATCAGCTACAAGTATCCTAAGACAGTTAGTTGATGCAGGGACACTCTCAAACTTGCCTGGAGGTTTAAAAGCCAGAGGTCTCAGAATCAAAGGGGATGACACCCCTATCATGCCTGGAGAGTTCAGAGACGTTGATGTACCTGGCGGAGCAATTAAAGATAACATCACATTTCTTCCATATAAAGAACCAAGCGGCACCCTGTATCAACTTCTCGGCACTATCGTAGAGGAAGGAAGAAGGTTTGCAAGTATCAATGATATGAAGATATCTGATATGAATAACCAAGCTCCTGTAGGAACTACGCTTGCTCTTATAGAAAGAAACATGAAAGTCATGAGTGCAGTCCAAGCAAGACTACACGCTTCTATGAGAAGAGAGTTTGATATCTTAGTAGACATAGTAAAAGACTTTACTGACCCTTCATATCCTTATGCTGAGTCAGAAGAAGAATCTATAAAGCGTGATGATTTTGATGCAAGAGTAGATGTATTACCTGTATCTGATCCTAATGCCTCAACTATGGCTCAAAGGATTATGCAGTATCAGGCTGCAATGCAGTTAGCTCAATCAGCTCCTCAAATGTATAACTTACCAGAATTACACAGACAAATGCTTGATGTACTTGGTATAGAGAACGCAGAAGAAATAGTACCAACAGATGAAGATATTAAACCAGTTGATCCTATTAGTGCTGTACAGAATATCCTTAATGGAGAACCTGTCAAAGCCTTTGAGTTCCAAGATCATGATGCACACATACAAGCAGTTACTGCTGCACAAAGCGATCCGAAGATTATTCAGCTTATGGAAAACAATCCAATGGCAGGAACTATCCAAGCATCAGGTATGGCATATGTAACTGAACATCTATCTATGAAGTATAGAGATCAGATAGAAAAAGAAATGGGTATTGAGCTACCACCACAAGGAGAAGAGTTACCTGCTGAAATTGAAAGCAAACTATCATCTCTTATGGCGGAAGCTGCTCAAAGAGTTACTGATAGCAATATGCAATCAGTTGAACAAGAAAGAATACAAGAGCAAATGCAAGACCCAATCATTCAAGCAAGAATGCAAGAATTACAAATCAGACAAATGCAAGCTGAAAGTAAAGCTCAAACAGACCAGGCTAAAATACAGCTTGATGCTCAGAAGGCTGCTCAGAATGCAGAACTTGAAAGAGAAAGGATTGCTGCTCAAGAACGTATGGCAGGAGCATCTATTGGTCAGAAGATGGCTAGTGATCTCCTAGATGCCGAGCAAGAAAATAAAAAGGAAGCCAGAAAAGAATATCAAAAAGGTGTTGACATAGGTATTAAATTAGCCGAAGATAGCAGTAAGAATGATAAATGATATCAAAGAGCAATCACTTTCTGAACATTTAGGAAGTAGAATACGAACATTGATGAATGACCATGCAGATCAAGTAGCTGGTGGTGGTTGTAAAGACTATGCTTCGTACCAAAGACTCTGTGGTGTTATAGAAGGTCTAGCACTAGCTGAACGTGAAATGTTAGATTGGAAAGAAAAATTTATTAACGAATAGGACTCGATACCTTTTATATCGTGCAAATATATGACTGAGAAAAAAGAAAGCAAGCCAAGTCAACTTCCAAAACCACAAGGATATCGTCTACTAATAGCTCTTCCAGAGGTTAGTGACAAAACAGATGGTGGGATAATTAAACATACAGATGCAACTAAAAAAGCAGAAGAAGTAGCTAGTGTATGTGGTTATGTTCTTGAACTCGGACCAGATGCCTACAAAGACTCAAACAGATTCCCTAATGGACCTTATTGTAAAAAAGGAGATTGGGTAATTGTTAGACCTTATTCAGGCACTCGTATTAGCATACATGGTAAAGAGTTTAGAATAATCAATGACGACACAGTAGAAGCTGTCGTTGAGGACCCAACAGGAGTGGTAAGAGCAGTATGAGTGAAGAAGCTTTAAAGAACCAAGAAAACGAAGAAATTACTACGGATAGTTTCTTTGGTGTAAAACATGACTTAGTTACTAATGAATCAGATGATGTAGAAGTAGAAGTTGTAGAAGAATCTAATCTACCTGATCCAGCAGATGTTAAGATAGAAAAAGAACCAGAAGTTCAAACACAAGAAGTTGTTGTATCTGATGATGATTTAGATAAAGAAATAACTGACTATAGTGAAAGAGCTGGCAAAAGAATCAATCAGTTAAAGTATGAGTTTCATGAAGAACGTAGAGCTAAAGAAGCATCTTCAAAAGAAAAAGATGAAGCAGTAAGAAGGCTTAAAACTTTATTAGATGAAAACCAAAGATTACAAAAGTTTGTTAATACAGGCAGTCAAGCTCTTAATCAACAAGCATTACAAAATGCACAATGGGCAAAATACAATGCTCAATTACAATTAAAGAAAGCTTATGATGATGGCAATACAGATGATTTAGCAAAAGCTCAAGAGTTATTATCAAAAGCAACTTTAGCAGAACAACAAGCAGGAAGCTATGCTAATCAAGTTGCTCAATATGCTGTAAATCAACCTGCACCTGCAACACAGCAAACACAGGGACAAGAGCAAGAAGCACCAGCAGAACAACCTAAAGACCCAGCATTAGAAGTATGGTCACAAAAAAATCCATGGTTTATGGGCACAGAACCTGCACACAGAGATATGACAGCTTACGCTATGTATGTAGATTCAAAACTACAACAAGGTGGCATAAACCCAGAAACTCAATCTAGTGAATACTACGAAGCAGTAGATAAAGAAATGAGAAAAGAGTTTCCACAGTTTTTTGGGGTTCAATCAGAACCAGCAGTAGTAGTAGAAGAAACGAAAGTTCAAACTGCTCCTGTATCAAAAGAAGCATCGACAGTAGTCGCACCAGTATCGAGGACAACTGGTAAAACACCTCGCAAAGTACAGCTTACGGCAGCACAAGTTAGACTAGCACGCCAACTTGGAATTACGCCAGAGCAGTATGCCAATCAACTATTAAAGGAGAATTAGATGGCAGAAGATAAAAAAGTAACAGAAGAAGTTAAAACTGAATCTGATGTAGT